TTTTCTTGTAAAATCTTCATGTCTACCCATTTTAATTAACTCCAATATTGGTTTAGCAGAACCATAATATGTTTTCCAATCTGATTCTTTTTGGGTTATTTTGGTGGTAGATTTACGGCCAGGGCCTGTTTGTTCGGCTAATTCTTTTTTGGTAAGTTTTTTCTTTACATTATGGTAAAGAGATTTTTTCCCAATATAAGATTTACCTGAGGGTTGATGGGTTACAATGTAAATAAAACCGTATGTCCACTCTGGGAGGTCTTCAATTGTAAAAACTTTTTTATCTTTGTATAACCAATAATTCATTTTTATTTATAAATATACAATGTAACATAACTATAGTTTGTTTTACCGAAATAAAAAAATAGGTATATTATGCTGTTTGTGCAGTTATCTGATCAATTACATTTGTCTGTAGTAATAAGAACTGATTATATGTAGCAGGAAAATTACTTTGTAGATCAGACATAGTAACAATCAATGTGTTCTCAGATGCTGCATTAAAAACTATTCTTGGTTCAGATAGGTTTTGATCGTATGTAAGTTGGATAACCAATTTTTCAATTGTTATTAAGTAATCTCTTTCGCAAGAAGTTTTAAACTCTTGCATGATTAGTTCTTCTACCAACAAGTAAACCTTATCTTCATAAAAAGATGAAAATATAGGATTTTGGTAATCTAAGTTTATATTCTGTAGTTCCATATCTTATATTACGTTTGCATTTTCAATAATTGTTCCACCTACTACTTCAGTTATAGCATAAGAATTTGAACGTATTCCTAAAGCAGAAAGATTTGTTGTTGTAGGAATAGTGTATGGTGATCCTGCAACATCCGCCTCTACATAGAAATAAGAATCTGTGCCAGGTGTATCTTGTGATGCTGTTAAGTCAAGTGTACCCGAAGCATTAATTAAAGCTACCATTTGCTGTGCAAGTAAAGCTACTGTAGTATAAACACCTGTGTTTGATTCTGTAAATGTTTCATTACCACCTGTACCATCATTTAATGTAATCGATGTTGATGCCACGGAGCTAACAGTAAATTTATACTTCTGTTTTTTTGCACTTAAAGTTCCTCCATTTTGTATTCTATTAGTTGTTAATCCCGCAGAATAAACTCTTAAATTTTGTGATGTACTTAATGAAATAATTGGCGGCACTTGAGTATTTGATGTAAGTAATGTTACACCATCACAAATAAGATTTCCTCCAGACCAGTTTACGCAAGTTCCATCAAATGTATTTGTTAATATATTTTCAATATTGCCAGTCAAACGTAGTGTGCCATTATATAAATTAAAAGGAGCTTTTCCAGCACCATACTCTATACCCCCATGTACAAGTTTTCCATTAAATATAACTTCTGCATTTGCACCATTTATACTTATATTACCATATGTATAACCATTAGTAAATATACCATTCATATATGTCCGGCCTCCTGTGATTGACATTGCTAAGCTATAGCCGCTGAGTACAGCTGAGTTTACATATACAATACCTCCACTTTGATTCAAACTTCCTGGATAATTATCAATTGGTTTTAGATTTACTTCACCACCTGTTACAGTTGCTGAATAGGTTGATGTATTTTTTACAACACCAGAATTATTTGTTAATACTACACAAATACCATTGTGATTTAGAATTCCACCTTGATTATTTATTGCATTTGTATAACCATTTAATGTTAATATTACACCATATGTTAATACATAAGCATACCCTACACCTGTTGTTATATTAATATTACAATCTAACGTACTATTATATAAATTATTGAATGTTATACCTGCGGTAGAATCAACTCTATTTGCTTTAATATTAAATACATAATTACCGTTTCCAATTGTTAAAAATGGACTTGCGGTTGTTTTAAAGTAATTTCCCGTAACATCAATGTTACCAAATCTACTTAAGTTAAAAATATAACCGCTTGAATTGGTTACATTATTTACTATGATTGTAGTATAGTTACCATTTCCATTATCTGATACTGAAAATGTATTACCTACAGTTTGAGTAATGTCGTTACATTCAAATCTGACATTTAGCTGTACACCTGCTCCTTCAGAGCCTGCATATAAAATATATCCTGAGTTTGTATTTTTTGTAAAATTAGCAGATCCATAAACATTAAATCCAGTTGTAAATCCAGCTAGGTTAAACAAATCACCAGATGATGATTTAGTTACATTTGTACCTGGTTGAAAATAATATGTTATACCATCTTTAGCAATACCTGCCGCATCTGTTGTAGTTACCGTATATGATCCACCAAATACATAGATTAAATCACCTGATGATGCTGCAGCAACAGCGCCCTCGAGAGTTAAGTATGGTTTAGATATATCTCCTATTGTACCTGTTGCATTATTTCCAGTTGTTGCAACGTATAATACTCTTCCTGTGTTTATTGAACCACCAGGTGCATATGATGCACTTAATGCAGTTGTAGCATATGAAGCAGTTTGTGATAATGTTGCAAAACTAGATGATATTGCATTCAGAACATATGATGCAGTAGTGGCAAAGGATGCAGTACCAGATACGGATCCAGTAATACCAGACGTTACTTGCAAACTACCGGTAATTGTAGTATTGCCGTTTACATCTAATGTAGAGTTAGGGTTTTCAGTGCCAATACCTACATATCCTCTATTTGATCCTGTTCCATGAATATGGATATCTGAAACAGCTAGTGCATTATTTCCAGCATAGAATCTAATATAATCCTCTGTTTCTGTACCTACTGGATTCATGAAATTTAACCCATTAGTTGCATTTCCTGCATAGAAAAAAGCATCACCTATTTTACCATAACCTGGAAAAGAAGGATCATCCCATGCTCTCATACCAAGTTGAAAACCTGCTGATGGGTATGATGAGGATGCAGGTACAGAAATACCAAATCGAGGAACACCTGTTAATTTACCTTCTAATTGAAGATATCCACCAGCACTATTTGGGGTATATCTAAGATTACTATTTGTACCATCAAATAGTAAAGCGTTAGAATCTAAACTAGCTGTTCTATTAGAGGTTATAGTTCCATCTGAATTAAATATATTTAGAGCATATGATGCGGTTAAAGCATTTGATGCACTAGTTGAAGTTCCAGCATATGAAGATGATATAACATACGATGCTGTTAGAGGATTTATCAAACCAGGTTGACCATTTATAGAACCTGTCATATTAAATGACCCTGAGAGAGTAATATTATATGCTTCAACCCCAGTAAAGGCATCTATTGATTGAGTTACATGCCATGCTTCAACGGTTTGTGCGGTATCAATTCCTGTTTGGGATAATGTTTTTGCCATTTTTTATTATAAATATTTATAGATCTAAATTAACTAGTATGTTCATATCTGTAACTGATGATAATGGGAGGGGTTGGGCTAATTTAGCTACTGCTAATAATTCTTTATTATTATTGTATAGTCCTACTGTGGTTATATACGGATCAAAATAAGATCCAGTTGCAAAATCATATACTATCCCACTATTTGAACTACCTGAAATTAGGGTTGGGTTTTGGGAGCAATTAAATTCGTTTTGTCTGATGGTACATTTATATTGGGATTCATATATTGTAATTGTACTATCGAAAGAACATGTTATGTTTTGTGAATTAATCAAATCCAATATAAAAGGAGCATCACCTCCTCCATAATCTGTTGAACCATAATAAACAAACCCATAACCTTGAGTTCCAGGAATACCATCACTCGTTAGGGTAACTATCCCATGCTCATATATAATATCTCCTACTTTTAAAGCACCATGTAATAGATTTCCTTCCCCATCATCTGTAAAAGAACCACTTTCGTATGAGAGGGAAAATGTTCCTGGTTTGATATATTCTCCAAATATATTTGATGGGATGGTTATAACTCCAATTATTTCACCTGATCCTGTTGGGAAATATCTGTTTGCTGGGAGAGTATTAGACAGATAATTATATGCGTTTGGAGTATAAGATGTTACTGTTGTTATAGTTCCATCGGGGTTGAAGGATGCTGTTGTAACAGGAGAACCATCTTCTGCTTCAAGGTAATTATAGTAGTATAGTTCTCTAATGGATCTGTAAAGCAAAAATTTATCTTGGGGTTGGATATATCCTGTGGAGGTTGAGCCTGAAATCCATAGGTATGGGTCGGTATTTTCTCCTACATATAAATCAATACCAGATCCGGTCAATGCAGCTGTTCCTTCAAATGAAAACGATTTGTTTACTTTGAATGGAGAAACGATAACGTCCGAAGTTATAAATGGCTTGAATACGCTCATTCATTCTTAAAAATCTAGTTTAACTCTAATAAGAGCTTCTTTGGTAAAGTCTTTAATTAGTGGTCTTGACATTTTAGCTACAGCCAATAATTCATTTGAATCATTGTAAAATCCTACTGTGGTTAAATATGTTTGTGGGTGGTTGATAAAATCATCATAAATTACCTCCCCAGTTGAACCAGAAATAAATGTTGGGTTTTCTGAATAGTTAAATTCACTATTTCGTGCTCTAACGAAAATATAATCTGAAGTGATTGTTTCTTGGGAGTTTAGGGAAAATCCTGCTCCCAAGTTTATAGCATCATATAATCTTGTATTACTTACCCCTGTGTTAGAATCATATGATCTAGTTGGGAACAAATTAATTGATTGAGATATAGCATATGGGTTAACCATAATAACGCCTAAATCAGGGAATACTAAACCATAAGAACCAGATCCAGCTACATATCCTCCACCAGTAACAGAAGAACCATTTGAACCAGAAACCAATTGGAATACTCTAGTTGAACCAAGGAACGTATTAACAGAAACATCATTTGAATTATCTGTTAATTGTACTTTTCCACCTGATCCTGAAAGGGTTAAATTGAGTGAGCCAGGGAATAATGATTCTTTATAGCGGGCTCTTTCAATGTTAATTACCCAAAATGCATCTGTGGTTAAAACATTATTATCTGTTCCAAATATAAATGAAGCATTCTCGTCCTCCAAAATTAAAGAACGATATTGCCCATACATTGTTTTAGTTGGGGAATTTCCATCAACCAAAACATTATAAAGTGCACTTCCACTTCCTACAGCATCACAATATACAATATCAAATTGAACAGCAGCATTAACATCTGTGGAGGATGTTTGATAAACACTTAAATAAAAATTCCCCGCAGTACTAGCTTCTTGTACAGAAGAAGTATAGAATGATGTTAAGGTTGGATTGTCAGTGGACCAAAGTGTGGAAGTGATCGAGTCACTACTTACCACAAAATCTTCAGGATCTAATCTTTTAAAGCTCATTTATTTTGTTTTTTAGCTAACTTTATTAATAGTAATTGGAATTGTTAATCTTGCTCCACTATCTAGACCTATAACTGTTAATGTTGCCACTAGTTGAGTATTACTTCCAAACAATGTATTTACAGTAGTTGCTCTTATGTTAAATTGCGTTCCAATAATTGTTTTAGAAACATTTGTACCTAAAGTAGCAGTAGCATTAATATTTGCTTCATTTGCAGCTGTTGTATT